TGATCCAGAATTTGGTTTAAGTTCGCTTAAATAATGTTTGACGAGCCACTTGATTGAAAAAGCGATTGATGATACAATTGTTAATATGGCTACTATTAGGGAAGCCCAGTCTTGTATTGTCATAACTATATTATTATAAGGGGTATATTTAAAAAATGAAAACAGACATACTGGAAACACTAGAGCATTCACAACAACTAGTAATTTCCCCAGATATGGATGGTGTTGTTTCGGCGCAATTAATAAATCGTTTTAACGGTTCGAAAATAGTTGGCACATATGACAAAAATATTCTTTGTTTGGCAGATGGAGTTAATCCAGACGAATGCTTGTTCGTCGATTGCGATATGAATCGTCAAAATTATGTGTCACTCGGAAATCATATGCGATTGTTAAATGATAATATGTCGGTTGAGTCTTTTAATCCGAATGTTCACTTCGGCGTTTCGACATATAGCGACAAATTCCCATATGCAACTGCGTTTTTAATTTCGTTCGCAACAGAGGTTCAAACCTCCGACTCTGACCTTATCCGCATGGCATACGCTGATTCAACTCTTAAGAATATGGAGTCTTACAGCGATAACATGATCAATTGGTCAAAACGGATGGAACATCCTGCAGTAAAATATATAACAGACAATTCGGACATTGCAAAAGCAAGCGATGTGCAGGCAAGGTTTGACTATATTCAGCAATCCTTTACATCTAAAAGATATGGCAAGGCTAGATATATTCAAACCCTCAATGAGGCATTTGAAAAAGAAGGTTTGGCATATGAGCGACTTACGACTGGCATAAAATATCAAACCGATAAAGTCGGGATAACAACAGTAATGCGGTATAATAGAGATATAATTTCATATGCAGAGATTTTCGGCGGGGAATACTCAATCACATATGACCAAGAGATGAAATGGGAGTAACACATGTATAGAGAAGAAGCAGTTAAGTTAATGTCTGACACTATTGACGCATTTAATAGATACCAGGCTGAGCAGAATGGCATTGATCAAACTCAGATAGAGGAATACATTAAGACGGCCAGAGAGCAGATGGAGTTTGTTAATGGTATGTTATATGATACGCTCAAAGCCAATGGAGTGATCAATTGATCCCCGAAAATATTCAACAATACTTAATGAATTGTGATGTTGAGGCTTGGTCTGATACTACTCAAGAAGAAATTACAAAACTTGCTACAGAACGTAAGAATTCTGAAAAATATTGGAGAGATCGTATTCGTTACGAAACCATGTAATGTCAAACCATAAAGATAAGGTTTGGCTCGAAAAACAATATGTGGATAATAACAAATCTATTGACGACTTAGCCAAGATGTGTAATGTTGATCGAAAAATTATTATTCAAGCGTTAAACGATTTTCAGATATATAGATCTTATAAAACCGATAAGCATCCTAAGAGATGGTAGGTTCACCAAGTCTAATAAAGGCTGCAATGTCATGAGCCAGGTCATGGTTTACATTGTGAAATTTAAGTTCAACCTCATTGGCGATCTGCTTACGTAAATCATTAGCAAGTTTCTCAACTATAAGTATAGCCTGTTGTTCTTTTGTTAACTCTACTTCTAATCCATTTGAATCTAACATTTTATTCCCCCTCGGTTTTACGACCCATGTCTAGCCAGAATATTTCTCTGCCCATGGCATCTGTTTCTTTAATAGGAATTGATTCTCTTTGACAATCGCATTGCTCGCAAACTGTTTCTGAAAATATTTTTGTAGCCAGGTTTGGTTCTTCTAGTGCATCCCAGGCATTTTCCAAATTGTCTAAAATTCCCATAAACCCATTCTACCATAAATCTGAAAATCTTGTTCAGGTGTATGATACGTATATTTAAAAGATAAAAGCAAAAAAGATAGTGAGCCCATAATAGAACTCACTACTCTTTTGATCTTTTATGCTTTAGTTAATGCACCAGTACCCTGTAGCCAACCAGAATGAATGCCTACTAGGGGTGCGTCTATGCAAACAGCAGTCCCTATGGCAAGCGTTGCTTTAAATAATTCAATGAACTCTAGGAGATGTTCTTTATTAGTAAATTGCATCTCTCTAGATGTTCCTTGTGTTGTTGTTAATGTTGCTTTAATCATTTTATCTTCTTTCTTGTAATGTGTTCTATCATAATTTTCTATTGTGCCACCATTGGCTAAGTGTTGTCTGCGTCTATCTAATTCGTTAGACATTGACTAGGTTATTTACCTGTGCATAGATGTTAGCGTGTGCATAGCACACCTTCTCTGTAGGTATCCCTAGCATAAAGGCATCTGTGCCACTATACACTAGTTCTGTTGACTCACAGTCTCTAATAATACATTTCATTTATTTATTCTCCTTAGTACATTTACAGGGGGTGATTGTTATTGTATTGTCCTTGTGGACAACTGTTGCTAACGTATCGCAAGCATCGCATATATAAATAATCATTTATTTACCTACCTTAGATAGAGCCATATAGCGTTCAACAATAACCTTAGCCTTATCAAAGCCATACTTATTGTTTAGTACCTGACATTGGCGTAGTGTCAATGCATAGGTAGTAGGGTTATTTACTGATAGTGCAGATGAGCCAAACTCTTCTGCTATTTCGTTATATATAGTGTTCATTAGATGAACCTTTCTTTTAATTCGTTAGCCTTGTGCTAACTTTTTGCTGACCTAGGTTATTTGCTCTTATTGGGAGGCTCACTAGGATTTTTCTTTATTTAATTTTTCTTATAGTAGAATACTACCATAACTACCCTGAAAAGTCAAGGCGACACGCCGTTTAGGCTATGTGATTTAGGTCACTTATTCGCTACGCTCACCCTATACTCTAGGTTTATTTGGTAGGCTCATTAACCTTTTTAACGCTATTTAATTTTCTTTATACTAGAAGTATAGCAAAGAAATGTCAAAAAGTCAAGACGACACGCCGTATAATAGATGTGATTCGCATCACACGCCCCGATCCCTCGGGGTTATCCACATGATACACATCACACCCCTAATACACGCTCAAGTTATCCACATGACCTACATCACAATCCCTTTTGTCCCTAATGTCCGTATTGTACCCCCCTAAATGTCAGACCCCCCTGCTATACTTACAGTATAAAGAAAGTTGAGAAAGGTTCTCAAACTAGAAAGGATTTCTAATGAAATCAAATGTAATAAATACAGTATGTGTATCACATACCCCTAATAAATCTGCTATCTCTGAGGTATCAGATACACAATTCACATTCTGTGAAAATTGTGAAAATAACATTGAGCGTTGGTATAACGACTCAGACCCTGAGCGTCTACCTATGTGGACAGATTGGAAGGTGTCTAAATAATGACTAATAGAATTTGGGAAAGTCGTAATGACTATCAAAATGAATTTGACGCTAAGCGTCTAGGGTATGTAGCCTGCTCAGCAGGTTGCGGTAGAGTAACCGCTTGGTCTCTATGCACAATGTGTGGTGGAGACTATGCCACTCACAATCTACTTGGAAAGGAGAATAAATAATGACTAAGTTAATTTGTTGCTTTTGTGAAAAAGTTTATTCTAGCGAAATTAAATTTTGTGGTTTCTGTAATGAATACAAAGGTCTAATGACTATAAGCGAATTTGATAAGCACTATGGGAAAAGGATTTATTCATAATGACTTTTTATCAAACTTTTTTTGAAAGTGGTAACGCACTTTTTTGGTTTTCAATGATCTGTTTAACTTGGGGATTTATTTTATTTGTAAAAGAGTAAAAAAATCCTCGGGCGATTTTGTGGTGTAAATCACAGTCAAAATGTCCGTTTTGTGCGTGTCTAAATTTGACTTTTGGGGTCTAGCCTGCTATAATTGCATTATACAAAAAAATAAAGGACAAATTGGCTAATGAGCCTAAGCAAATAAGTGTGATACAAATCACAATGAGCCTTAGCAAATAAGTAGCCAAAATGTCAGCCCCTAATGGTAAGATAGTCTTATCAACTAAACGAAAGGAAGTCAATAAATGACTTACACTATAACACTAGAAACCTTTTCAGGTTCTACTAAAAAAATCAACTTGCCCTCAAAAGGTGCTGTTGCCCAATTCATTAACACTTATGCAGACTCTTTGCCTGTTGGTGTTGCCGTCAAAATGTCTTGCGACGCTTTAAGCGTTCGTGGAACAATTAGAGGAAAGGCTGTACTATAAATGACAATTTCAGTTAAGCATTCGCTAAACTTTACAACAGACTTTGATGAGACTCATCCAATAGCGCAACAATTCTTGCGACTTGATGAAGTTTCACAAATTCATCTTTTAGAGTCAATGCTAAAGGATTTACTAACTCCAAAACTAAAACCAGTAATTGATGAAATCAATGAGCGTGGTACTTATGCAATTCTAAAGGTGGCAGAATAATGATGACACGAAAAGACTATGTCGCTACTGCTGAAATTCTTAGCAATTACTTTGCTACTTCTGTTTTTGATGAGCAAGGAGAAATGCTATTCGCTGATTTAGTGGATGAATTTTCTCTAATGTTTGAAACAGATAATCCAAGATTTGACGCAACTAAATTTGCTATTGCTTGCTATGAAAGATTGGAGATGGCTAAATGATTTTAGATACAGGAACACTAATTGCAATTGTAATTGCACTTGCTGGCTCATTAACTGTAATGGGTTTATTCTGGAAACAGAATATTGAACAGCACAAAGAGATTCGCAGACTACAACTTGCATTAAGGTCTGAACGAATTAAATCCCAAAAATCCTAACGCAAAAAAATCCTGAGCAAGATCTAAAACTGCTCAATTTTTGCCCCGAGGCGTTTTCCACAGGCTGTGGATAACCTTTATGTTATGTGATTTTTCTCACACCAGTTGAGCGTCTCACTATTTAAGAATACTGGCTAGTAGGTTGATATTTTATGAGTAATAGACTAGACTTACATAGTAAGAAAAAATAAATAAATAAATATTTACGGCGTGTCGTTTAGGAAATGTCAGCCCCCTATGGTAAGATTTATTTATAAAGAAAAAGAAAAGGAAGTGGCACTATGTCAGCAAATGTCTATACTATCGAAAACCTACTTGTAGGAAAAACCTATCGCTCTAACTCTCTAACAGGAGAAATTATCTCAGCAGAGAAACACCCTAACGCAGTTTGGTATCAAGATTGCGAAAGTTATCTTGTAGAGGTTCGTAATCAAAATGGTGGATACACTTATCGCACCCTAGCAGTAAAGGTAAGTGAATAGTAATGGGATACGTTGAGATTTTTAGAATTGACAATGAAGGCGCAGGTTGGATAAACTTGGATAACGCAACACCTAGCGAATTGCTAGATTTAGAAATTGGTTTATTTCAGGAAGGGGCTATCTAATGGGAGTAATGAAAGAATTACACTTAGAAATAACTGCTTGCGAATTATGCTATGGAACAGGGTGGCTACACTTTGGTAATAGTGAGGACTATGATACAGAGTCTTGCGATTGTAACCCACACCAATTATTTATCACTAAGGAGAATAACTAATGAATGAATACCTATACGCAGTAACTAGCACTAATGATAGTGCGACTAGCCCTAATTGGGTTGGTCGTTACTCTAATGCCCTTGACGCAGTAAATGTCTTTAATAGTTTTATTGACTATGGAGATGCTAAAGAATACAGAGTAGTTAATTTATCTGAACCTTCAGGCAAGATGCACACAAAAACTTTCTACACTACAGGAATGGTGGTAACACGATAATGGGATCAGTAACAGCAATTGGATTAGCAGATAGCGTCCTAGACTTAGAAACACAATTAGCCTATCACTTACAGGGTAATCACTATCCTCCAGTACCACTATCTATGGTGCAACCTTGCATAGATGCAATTGACGCATACTATGATGAAGACTTTGATAGATTTATTGCTATGCCTGAAGGCGTGTTCTATAAGGGAATGAGCCACGCACCTGCTCACGCTATTGTAGACCAACACCACCTATCTTGGTTTATTGACCCAGTAGATGAATATGAAGATGAGGAATAAAATGCCTGCTACAATGAATGCTATGGAATTGGTACACGCAGATAATCTTACACCAGATCAATTAATGATTGAAGATCTAATTGAAACTGAAGATGGTATTGTTGAAATTAAAAATATTACTTCAGATGCAACAGGCGATAAGTATTTTATTGATTGTCAAAACGAGTTTGGTGAAATCGAAACAGTTGAATTTAATTTTGATTCACTAATTAAACTTTTTGTTTTTATAGAACACCAGGAGTAAAAGGGGCCCGAGGCGATTTGTCTCAAATGTCCGTTTTACGTTGTGTTGACATTTTTTTCCAAATCTGCTAGTATTAAGTTATGAAAAAGACTTCAGAGGAATTACGCAGACTAATGGAACTTCGCCGTTCTAATGCTGCTTCTGCTGTCCCTTCAAAGAAAAACTATGACAGAAAGAAATGTCAGTCCCAAATGCTAGACTTAAAGAAAACAAAGGAGACCCCCTATGAAGTTTGAAAATGATGAAGTACTGGATGAATTCTATTCTACAGTGTGTCCTAATTGTAACGAAAATGAATGCGATGAGTTTATGCCAATGTGTGAGCACTGTTGGTTAGATGAATTAGCAAATTCTGTTACCAATGAAGACGCTGCTCTAGAAATGAGTTTAGGCCTTGACTACTAATACACTTACTCTTAAACTAAAACGTTCTAACGATAGAAAGGTTGCTAATCTTGTCACAAAATCTGGAAAACAAGCCGCTATTGCCAATACTTTTGGATTACCTGCAGGCAAGGCTTTCTCCTGTCCTGGTGCCACTAGCGTCTGCGAAAGTGTATGCTATGCAGGAAAACTTGAAAAACTCTTCAAAGGTGTAAAGGCCAACCTATTACACAATTGGGACCTACTTAAAGACGCTGATCAAGACACTATGGTGTCTTTACTATCTGCAATGATAGATGAGTTTGTTGCTGATTGTAATAAGAAAGACGCCCCTAAGTTATTCCGTATCCACTGGGACGGAGACTTCTTTAATGATACCTATACCAATGCCTGGAAGACTGTCATCCTTAACAATACTGATATTCAATTTTGGGTTTACACACGTGTTAAGTCTGCAGCGCTTATCCTTAAAGATATTGATAACCTGTCTCTTTACTTTAGCACTGATAGTGAGAATGTAAAGACTGGTGTAGACCTTAAGATTAATTCTGGTGTGCGCCTTGCATACCTTGCTAAGAATTTTGCTATTGGTCAAGCGGATATGAAAGAAATGATTAACAAGCCTGGCGCTAAGTGTCCTGAAAATCTAAAAGCAATTCCACTTATCTCAACTAATGGTAGCGCTTGCGTTTCTTGTGGATTGTGTGTATACTCTAAAGCAGACATAGTTTTTTCTGCTACTAAGAAATGAGATTAGAATGCCAGTGTGGTTTTATTGTTTAATGGTAATACTAGTTCTTTTATCTATTTTTGGTAGTGCAGGAATTTAATTCTAGATCCCCCGCAAAAATGGGTCGGGGGCAAAACTTTTGATTTGTCAAGTTAAGACACGCCTTTAAGATGTGAGGTTTATCACTCCCGAAATTAGCACCCAAATTGGTATTTTTGACATTTTTAGTGTAGAATTAAACTATAACCCAAACGAAAGGAAAACCCCAATGACACTAGGCGGATACACTTATCAACTAGGTGATTTATTCACTACTAGTAAGACAGGCGTTACAGGCAGAATTGTAAAGTTCTCACCTATAAATGCTAAACTAACTAGAGTTTCATTACAACTAGCAAATGGCTCACGCCGTTTGGCTATGGTAAGCACAACAAAGTAATCTCACATAGTGAGAAATGTTAGAAATGGATTTGACATTTCTGACCTAAAAATGTTATACTTAAATAACAAGCAAGAAACCCCTAACAGAAAAGGAAACACAATGTCAGTAAATACAAACACATACAAGGTTGGCGACCTCTATACATCACAGAAGTCAAAAATCACAGGAACAATCCAAGAAATCACTCCTAACAAAGACGGACAATCAGTTCGTATCAAGTTAGATGTTGATGGAAAAGTTCGCTACACAACTTGGACAGCCAAGTAAATTGACAAGTATCTCCTGAGTATGAGATAATAATAAAAGGCTCACCCACCCCCAACTAACAGAAAAGGAAACAAACCCAATGGCAAGAGGAAAAGCAATCTCAGTAAAAATCCCTACACAGCGAGTTATTGACGCACTCACACAATCACTAAATAAGTTAGAACTTGACTACACAACACAAGAAGCAAAAGAAGCAGAGTATCAACTTCTTTACAAGGCTTGGCAGAAAGAGTTAGCAGATTGGGCTATTACTCATTTCTCTAAGGCTGAAAACATCAGAACAAACTATCGTTCTTGGAACAAGACACTCAATGTTGATTTTGACATTATTGGTAGTGAAAATCTATTTCCTGCTGAACCTGAAAAGGATTTTGAGGTTATCCATCAGCACACTTATCGTGAGCAAAAAGAGGAAATGGCTAACGCTATTCGTATTCTAAAGATGACAGATGAGGAAACAGTTTCCACATCAACCTATCAAGCGGTTGCTCGTTATCTCTAAATGAAATTGGGTGGGGTGTAAAAGCCCCACCTAACTTTCGCCAGGCTGATTAGGGCGATTATAGAAATACTATAGAGCGTATCTCGCATATACTTAAATTGCGAAACAGGTGGCACAGCCTGCAAGAAGTGCACATCCTGAGTATGATCCAAAACTGCTCCCCGCAAGGGTCCTTGACAAATGTCAGTGGCCAGTAGTACAATTAAACTAACCAACAAATAGAAAGAGGCCCCCAATGGACCAAGCAGAAACATCAGTAACAATCGTTAACGCTACAGAAGAGTTTCTTCGTGATTCTCTAGCCAAGGCAACACTACGTGTTACTCAATTAGAAGAGCACGTATCTAAAGTAACTCAGCGCTCATATGCAGATTCTGCAGACAAAAACCGTATGGTTGAAGGAATGCAAGAGTGGACCTTTGGTGCCCTTGAATCAGGAACAATTAATGAAACAGAAGCAGAAGAAATTGCTGAGATTATGGGCTTTGAATTAACAAAAGAATTCGAAGTTGAAGTAACAGTTTTGTATTCAGTGACTGTGAATGCACGAGATGAAGAGTCTGCAACAAATGCAATTCACGATATTGATTTTGATACCGTTCAATATGATTCAGATAATATTTCTTGGTTATCATCCTCAATTGATAGAGTAGATATTTAGTAGGGGGCTACTAAAATAATTCCTGAGCAAGAATTTAAACTGCTCACTTTAAAATCCCCAAAAATTTCCTCGGGGCGCCTGTGATCAATATCACACTGCCACCCTTACGATTATCTTACGAAATGTCCGTTTTATCCCATCTTTAACTATCTGGATTTGCATTTGTCAGCCTGTCCTGTTATACTTGAAATAACAACAAAAGAAAGAAGGAAATCGTGGCTCACGACTTAGAAACACAAAACGGCGTTGCATCTTTTGCATCATTCCGTGAACCTGCTTGGCACGGATTGGGAACCGTATTCACAGAAGAAAAAACAACTGTAGAAATGTTGGCAGCAGCAAATCTTAATGGTTGGAATGTTCGTCTTGAAGATTTGGAAACCCCATCACATCTAACAAGCGACAAGGCATACCAATATGTTTTGCGTACAAATCCTACAGATAACACACAGACAGATATTCTTGGTGTCGTTGGTGAGCGTTATCACGTATTACAGAATGAAGATTTATTTTCATTTGGTGATAATATTCTTGACGGTGGCGGACGTTGGGAAACTGCTGGCTCAATTAAAGGTGGACGTGTAGTTTTTGGTGCATTAGCACTAGAGCGTGAAACTGTTCTTGACCCTAATGGTGTTGCAGATAAAGTAAAAACTTATTTGCTCATCAACACATCACACGATGGCTCAATCGCTATTCAAGCAAGCATAACACCTGTTCGTGTTGTGTGCGCTAATACTCTTAACCTTGCGCTTGGTGGCGTAGGTCGTAAGAAAAATAAGGGAATCAAGCAATCTTTCAAGATTCGCCACACACAAACTGCCAATGGTAAGGTGCAGATTGCTCGTGAGACTCTTGGTCTTGCTAATGCTTATATGGACGAATTTGATATTATGGCTAAGGCTATGATTGAGAAAGAAGTTTCTGCTAAGCAATTTAATGACATTATTCTTGCAGCATATGCGAAACCTGAAAAGGACGCTAAGGGTGCTTTCAAGAAATGGGAAAATAAAGTTGATACCATTAACGACATCTATACAGGTGAATTTAACGGAATGATTGCTGGTAATGCGTGGGGTGCTTTCAATGCACTTACTGAGCGTCTTGATTGGCACCGTTCTGCTCGTGGTGGTTCTAACGAATCTATTCTTGCATCTGCAAGCGGATTTGACCCTGCTATTAACGCAGAGAAAAATCGTCTGCTAAAAGTTGTACAGAATGTTATGCAAATTGCATAGCACAATTTAATAAAGATTCCTGAGCAAGAATAAAAACTGCTCGCAAGGTTCCATAGATCAATTGGTTAGATCGCTACCCTGTCACGGTAGAGGCTACGGGTTCAAGTCCCGTTGGAATCGCAAGCGTAAATGGGGCCCCGAGGGCCTGTGACTTATATCACATAACATTTCTTAGGTTTTTTTATTAAGAAGAGTTGCTATTTTCCCTGAATTTTGCTACAATTAATTTATGACCCAACAAGTTGCAATATATGAAATGAACTACTCCTGCTCTCCTGGTGGCGTTGACTGCTGGGAAGCAACCATTCAAGGTTATGGGACTAGCACTACCGCCTCTGACTTTAAGACTGCTGGACAGGCTCTTAATTGGGTACTTGACAGACACCCTGACGAAATGTTAGAATTGGTAGTAACATCACTTCCCGCCTATGAAAAGGAATATGTATGACCCAAACAATATCAGACCCAATGCTACAACCCTACTACTCTTGCGACCTTAGTATTTCTATTGTCAATATTGACGCTAGGAATAAATACCACGCAGAAGCCATTATGCAAAAGTTTATAGATGAGATTGCCAAAGTAATGGATACGGAAGTTCGTTGGGACGAGGCTGATTGGGAGATTGCTGAAAATGTATATGACCCTACATCAGGAAGTTGGTTAGAACAATGAGTGAAACAAATAATAAAACGGTAGCCAAACTTGTAGAAGATATCTATGAGGATAACTATTCTCACCTTGAGTTTATGGAAAATATGAATGGTGGAGATTGCGATTGTAATATTTGTGGCGCCCTTGAATTAATTATAAAGTATTGGGGAGTATGATGTTAGGCTATACTGAAACTGATGTTGCTGTAATGACAGATGCTATTGAGGATGCTATTAAGTCAGGCAGGCTTGCTGATGAGATCACTGATGGTTTAGAGAAGGCTAGAGACTTTCTTGATGGCCTATGGGCAGAAGGGTACTTTGACTAATGGAAGAATGTACAGTATGCGAAGGTGTTGCAAAATTTATAGAGATAGAGGGTGGTAACTACTATTGCCCTTCTTGTATTTTAGATATGTATGGGAGAGGTAATAATGAAAGTTAGAATCAGCCTTGAACAAACAATAGATCTAGATGATGCTATGTCTAATGATATAGGGTTTGAACTCTATGGTCCCCCTGATATGAGCAATGATGATAAGATAGATTATCTAATGGCTCGCTTTGCTGAGGACATAGATACTATGGTTAAGTATGATGAAGTCTTGGGTAACATCTCAATAGAATACATAGAGGAATAATGGATAACTGGATTAAGTATGATTATCTTTGCACTGATTGTGATGCCCTTATGGAGATCACTACTCTAGTTGATATTAAGGACTGGAGAGGGTGGTGCTCTTGTGGATCCCCTAATTTAATTAACATTGGCTGGATTGATGCTTCCCGCCACGAAGAGCCTGTGACGAACATCACACCTCAACGACTTGTCAAAATCAACACCAACCCCTATAATTAATATATGGACCTAAATACATTCAGAGAATATATCAGACTAAACGCCATATCCCTTGAACAGGATTTGGAAAACGAGGACGGTGCTGATAGCATTGTTCCTTACCTAGAAGGCGCAATCCACGTATCAAAGCATTACTTGGAGGTTTTAAATGAATCCAATTGACATTGACCCATACCTAATGAAACAGGTAGAAATGGGTATGGACGGAGCAGATATCCTGCACGGTCACCTTAAAACTTTAATGCTTGAAGCAGAACAAATCCTTGACCGCTGTATTGAGGTTGAGGATGAATCAGGTGACGCTATGGATTCTATGGCTCGTACAGAGGCCACTGGGTATCTAGACGCCCTTACTGAGGTATATGCTTTAACTTATGCCATTGCCTTTGCCAAGGAAGATGTTAAGAACCGTAGGGAGATTCTAGGTGGATAAGTTTGTTGAGATAGACTTTGATGAGTGGTGTGAAACCTACAAGCCAATCAAGAATCATATAGATACAAATGCCTCCTTTGACGGAGAAATGTTTGAGACATATGGTGATGAGGTGGAGTTTGTAAAGCAGCAGGACCCTGCCTATATCTGGATGTATGGAGACGGAGACGACGGTGGTTCCTATATCTGGAATGGCTGGCACTTTGTTAATCGCATTGGTTATTTTATTACTGCGGTTCCTTGTCCCCCTGATACCACGATGCAAATCAGAGTAAGCCATAACTGGTTCTACTGTGAGAACTGCCAAGCAGAATTCGAAGACCCTGATAATACTATTAGAGATGCCTTCGATGAGCACGATTTGGAAAAATGCCCTAATTGTGCTACACTTAAAGAACTAACCCTAGTAGGATTGGAAAACTATGTTATTCAAGTATAAGAAAGAGGATACGCAAGACCCAAGTTTTATTGGTATCTATTGCGCTATCTGCGACCAAGAAATTGGCTATGAACCCTGCCCTAACTGCGAAAAGGATGTGAGCAATGCCTAAGTATACTGTAACTGCAACACGAGAAACTTACTATGAATTTGAGATTGAAGCAGCGGATGAATTGGCTGCTGAAGATCAAGTAAGACAATTAGAGTTAGAAGGCGACATTGAAACTTATGCCTATGACTGGTATCCTTTAGAAGTAGAATCCGTTGAAGAAGAAGAGGAAGAAGAATAAAATGGGAGCACGTATTAACTTTGTATTTAAAGATAGCACTGACGGTCCTAGCGTAGTACTTTACAGCCACTGGGGACAGGACGGCTGGGAGACAGACATTGCTGCAGCCCTGGAACACTCTAAGCCACGTTGGACAGATACATCGTATGCAACACGGATGATGATTAGTTATTTAATGCAGCATAATATCTTAGATGAGACAGGCTTTGGCCTTTATGCTATTAATGGTGATAACTATGACCTAGGAGAGCAGACGGTAGTTATTGACTTCACTGACAATACTGTTACTGATAATGTTCCTGTTAAATGGGATGCATTCATTACTGCATATGGACTTGTTGGGTCCCTAGTTTAATATTTTGCTGAGCCATACTGATAGGGAATGGGTCCCCTATTAGTAACTATAGGGTGGAGCGTGAGTGTAATTCCTTGCGCTCCCCCTTACTTTTTGGTATAATGAATAGAGAGGACTGATATGACATTTCGCAAACGGATTACTGCACACGAAACAGCAGAAAGTCTTACCGCAAAAAAGATTGCACAACTACTAACAATTGATATGGGAATAGATTTAGATAGGGTTGGATATTACCTTATTAGAAATCAGCCAAGAATTGTGTGGCACAGATTTGAAGCAGTTGCTTTAAGTGCAAGTGAAGAGTCAGAACTTCTTGAAGAAGACTTTAAAAAAATGGGGGTACCAAAATGGCGTTAAACTTTACAGATAAAGCAGGGATCTTAGGAGAACTATGGATTAATTTTAGGGACGATGAAAACTTTGAACCCTTTATTGATTACAACGATATGGGATTGCCATTGGCATATGCCCACGCAGAAGGATTGATTACTGAGTTCTCACCACTAGGAGAGCAGTACATCATTGAAACATTTGATATGCTAATGAATCTATTTGAAGTAACTGGAGAAGAACTTGATACTTTAAGTATAGCAGGTTTAACAACCATTATGGATTTTGCAATGAAGAAGAAATTGGAAAAGCCTAAGACTGACTAAACTATCAGTCACGGCCCCCGAGGCAACTCTTTACCAAACCTTTATAGTTACCAAACCTTCATAACTTTATTACGAAGAACAATAAAATTTCCCGAAACTTGGGTGTATAATTGATCCATGCCTAGACATTTTGCAGAGTATGCTAAGAAAGATCCAAAAGGATATCAAGCCTTCTCTGATAACATGTGGAATGGTTTTGTATCTATCACTAAGCATGTTCCTATTGTAGGTAAGTTCTTTTCTTTTACCCCGCAGGATCCGCTGTCTAACTATATGAGTAATGATGAAGAATCTACAGATAACTCCTAACTTCATATCCCCCGAAGATTCTCAAACCTTCTCTAACTATATTACGAAGCATAAGTATTCTTCCCGATTCGATACCCATACTGGGCTTGCCCACGGTAGAGGTGAAGCAACAAGAGCAGTCATTCCTGAGAAGAGTGATCCAAAATTACATTACGAACTTAAAGAAATTATCGACAAATATGCAAACCTATTTATGGATAAGGTGTCAAACCTTTATAGCGATGAATCCTATTTCTATGGCTTGTCTATAACCAGATTAACTCCAGGGGTACAATTAAGAATCCACCAAGACATCCATACTAGTGATGCAAACCTTAATCATTCTGGTGTTATGTATCTCAATGATGATTGGGAAGGTGGAGAGATAACTTTCTTAGATGAGTTTACTCCAGTATCAAGGTTTGATGTTTATACAGATGATATGAATGGCTATGTCTATAAGCCTAGTGCTGGAGATCTTTATTTGTTCCCCGCAAATGCCTGGCATGGTGGCCGTGAAATCACGGCGGGACAAAGAGATGCAATAGTTCTCTGGAGTACCAGTAGTAAAGACAATGAATTCTCCTGGTCAAAAGAATACACAAACTTTATAAAAGATTATTAAACTTTATCAAACCTTTATATATTTTTATTACGAAATTCGAATAATTTTCCCTGGTTTTGGGGATTTTTTTATGCAGTAAATGGGCTTGACAAACCATTGTTTATCAGATATAATGCCCAAACCCTGCATACAAAGGTTTGACAAATAAGGTTTGATATGATATGATGCGGGGCATATGAAGGTTTGAAGGTTTGGGGATGTGAAGGTTTGGCCCCAGGGATTACGAACGCCATCGTTAAAAGGGCGCCATACTCCACTATCCTCCACTTCACTCCACTTCTACCCTATCTAATAATATAATCAGTAAGATTTATCTGTGGATAAAGGTGTGGATAACTATTTGATATACTTAGTATATGACAGAACAAACCGAAGAAAAGATCCCAGGATATAAGCAAATCCCTCCTGATTGGTGTGATGATTGTACTGTACAAGACAGTGTTTGTACAATATGTGGCTGTAGCCATAACTGCTAAACCTGTGGATAACCTATAAAACCACGGTATATAAAGATTACGATACACTGGACATTTCCCCATATCTGTGCTATGATCTATATATGAACTGTACAAAATATGGTTGCAACTATGAATTAGACCTTGATGGTCAAGTAACCTGTACTGTATGTGGGGCTATGGATGATGACATGGCCAACCCTAATGTGATAGAATAGAGTTATGCTAACATTAATTCTTATACTAATAACGTGGTACGTTACTAAGTACTACTATACAAAAACCCTTAAACTCTCAATCCCTACTTCAGATCCTAATATGGTACACGCTGCCTGTGCTAAGTGTGCTCAAACCATATATCTACATGTGGATAACATTCGGACACCATTCTACTGTTTGGCTTGTAAGTGAGTCATGGACAAGTTCGAATCATCCTATAGTAAGTTTGCTAAGACTGAGCCATATAAGATAGCCTGTAGTAAATGTGATCAACTGTATGTGAAGGCTAATGATGAGCCTTTTGTATGTCTTACCTGTGCTGTTAGATAAGATTACGATAGGCTCTTGACATCCCCCGCAATTTTTGATACACTTGAAATATGACTAATCAAGAGATATCTGACCTACTAGACCAAGAATCCTATCGTGTATGGGATACTGCCAAAGTCATTAAAAACCAAGATTACCATGATGGACTGGTTAAAGGTTTGAAGATGGCTGCTAAATTTGTATCCAAACTATGATTACGAACATGGAAATCCCTGACCCATTTCAAACCTTTGTAGCCAAGAAATATGCTAATGCCAAAGGCTATGTTCATGACTGGTTTAGCGGTGAATGGTCTTATAAGTGTAGTACTTGTAAGGAAGATCTTTTTGGTCCATCCCGCAAAACATTGACAAAGATTAGATTATTTCATACAAGAAATGAATGCCTAGGTGGCTACTGAACCATGGTACACTGATTAAGTAGTTCAGGTTCCTATAATGGTCGTAGAGCGGTTTCCGAAACCGATAACGAAGGTCCGATTCCTTCACCTGAAGCCTATAATGTTTATGGCCATCTGATATACTTGTAGTATGCCTATCGTATTATGCTTTGACTGTGGTGGATCTTTTGATGTCCCGTATGACACCCCAAACCCTACAAGAGCATGCCCCAAGTGTTTAGACAGAATGTGGGAAACACAAACCTCTTTTGAAGAGTAACCATGTTATAATGGAATTGTGATAGAATCTAGAAATCCAGAAAAATGTTATTACTGCGATAAACCAGCAGAATATAATGACCTTGTTGGAACAATTGAAGAAGGCTTTTCAGTTGCTGGAGTATGCACAAAACATATCAGACAATATGGATTATCATGATAGACGCTAGAGGTATACCTGCATCAGCATGTCCACTTTGTGGATCAAAACTCTTAAGGATTACTGTAGAGTTTGATGAGAACTATGAAATTGTTAGATATCTTCTCAATGATGCTCAATGTTTTGAGTGCAAGAGTATGATAACTGCACCAACTCCAATAGACCTTTAAACATCTAGCCTTTTCTTTATTTCTTTATTAATTAGATTAACAACACTTTTGGAAGATATCATTCTAGAGTTAAAGCACTCTGTATAACCATTCTGTGGTAAGTCTTCTTTCTTTAGGTATGACTCTGGCATTTTGTCCCTCAAATATTTTAAAACCTGTTTCTCTACATCTTTAGCAACTGACCTATTTGGTAATATCCAGTATTTCATTATGATCCATCCACGCCTTCTATGTGTAGCATATCTTTCATTTGATATGTTTGATATACCAACCTTAAAAGCCATTAATGTTGGAGAGTAGATGAGATACAGGATAGTTCTTTCCATAAGGACATTATACCTTGTGCTATACTGATAGTATGAAAAAAAACAACAACAAAGCATCGCAACACAAAATTAAGCGAGCAAATAAAAATCGTAAAAGAATAGCAAGCAAGCCATACCTTTCTAGATTTCAACGAAGTCAAATAGCGATTAGAGAGTCTATTATCGCATCTTCCTTTAAAGAAGCACTTTAATTGCCAACTAAACTATTCCTCATGTCCTGGCATAGGACTGGTTCAAACTTTTTGATGACGAACCTGGGACATTTTAACAAAATGGATCTTCTGGCTTCTCATAATGTTTTAGATATACCAGAAGGATACCAAGGTATCACTATAGCAAGAAATCCTATAGACTCAATCGCTTCAGCAATATGTAATGATGATAATCCAGAAGTTCAGCGTGATGGATATAATGCTATGCATATGATTAAGATGTATTATGAGTTTCATCTTGAGGTCCTTGCACTTAAACATAACACAATTATTGATTTTAATGATTTGACAAGAAGAACTGAAGAAACTATTCAAGAATTACTTAAAAATACTAATTCTAACTTAAATGATTATTATAAGGACATTTCTGTAGACAATAGATACTTTAAATATAAGGCCTCAAGTAGAGAAAATGATGATTATTATAATGTTGTAGCAGAGTTACGTAAGGCAGAGTTGTCAGGATGTAACAGGGTTTATGCCGAGATGCTAAGAAGGTCAATGTTCGTACAAGGGTAAATTGCAGTTAGTGCTACGGAGTAGCATTTATATTGCATACTAAACCTCTTATTCGCCGAACTTTAATTCATAATTTTTATCTTTAGTAAACCAAAGCGGAATTGAGTATCTATCCTCATTTATAATTTTTACTCTATGAAAAGACGTCTTATCCGCCGACTTAAAGACAACTAAATCGCCAAACTCAGGCTTAATCGCCAAACTAAGCAATGGAAACTCTAACGGGCTAGAAGTATATGGAGTATTTAAATATAAGATTGCGCTATAAGCGTAATGATAATTTATACCAGAATCTGTATCAACATGTCCACGAATCTCTGCTCCAGGAATTTGCTTTGCAAGCCATAAAGACGCAAGGTATATGTCTTGATCTTCTTTAAATTTATCTGCTATAGATTTTATTGAAAGATCTATTACTGTTTTTAATATTTCTTGTATTTCATCTACACCACCAATTACCTTTGCTGATCTTTCCCCGTGATAGTGGTCATCTCCAAACATTCTTTGAAATCTAAGCCTTTTAGGACCAGTATCAAAGGAATCTTGGTTTTTATTTATATAATCAATTATAGACTGAGCATCCTGACTGCTTATACAGTTTTTTAATACCTTTATTGCTTCCATATTGACAAGTATAGCACGGCAGTGTATACTTGATATATAGGGATAAGGAGGATATTTATGGTACATGCATTATTGTTAATCCCCACATTTTTTGTTGGATGGATTGTTTGTTATATTCAAATGACATACGGAGTTGATCAAGATTAAAGAACCTAAGATTGCACAGATGGACTGGCGTAGCCTTGGCTATTGGCCTGTATGGAAAGACGGCAAGAAAGTGTGGGTACCTAAAGATGATAAATCATTCAACAAAGATTCAAAAGACTAGGATCTGGCCATTACGATGGATAGGTAATTTTTGTGGGGGCTATGCAGGTAATCACCTTGTTAAGGCTATTGATTTAGATGAAGATAATAACTTGGGCTTTAAGTTTAAGTACCACGCAAAATGCTGGAAGTATCTTAACAAACCTTATACCTGGTGGGGTACATACTATGAAATTGACATCAAAAGAATGATGGAGGATAATAGAAAATGAGCCGAACTATTGTGTGTCCTGTATGCAATAAAGAATGGGACTTTAGAGTAGGATTTGCACATGAGAGTTTAAACAAACATTTAAAGGAGCATCGTAAATGAAAAAGTTAGTCTTTTTGCTATCAATATCACTTATAGGGTTAACGCCAGCACAAGCAGATGTAATATCTCCCTGCCCTTCATCTTATCTTAATAAAGTTGTTGGCAATAAGGTTTGTAAAAAGATTGGGTTTCTTTATAGATGGACAACAGTGTCAACTCTAACACCAAAGCCTTCTGTTACACCAGCACCAGTCTCGAAGCCTTCTCTTATGCCTATGCCAACACCTGCTACTGCTGTGCCTGCACCATCCACAACCACTGCACCTACAGTTTCTAGTATGTCTCAAAAGCAGGAGATATGTGCAAACGATAGCAAGGCTGATTCATCTTGGAAACCTCTTCAGTCAATGATGATGAAGTATCAACGTTGTGAGTATACTATTCTTAGATATCAAAATTATAATTATGAGCAGTATTCTGGAAATACAGTAGAGTCTTTGTCTTCTCTTCCTACTGATCAATGTAAAATTAAACAAACAAACGGTGCTTGGTCTGTAAGAGGGTTTGCAAATAGAACCAACCAATCGCACCCTGGGCCAAATACAGTTATTCAAGTTGTTCCAATTCAAACAACAGATGTCAACACAAGCACAACTCCAAATCAAGATTACGGTCAATATTTTAAATTTCTAGAAGATTGGATGAAAAATAATTCAGACGTTAGTTCTAGCGCTATTGTTCGTGTTCCATCTCAGTATATTAAACTAAATAAATCATTAAAAGATTATCCTGGTATTAGCGGACATGGAAAACCTACTTCTGGTGGACATGCTTGGCATACAGATTTAATGACTGCTGCTGATCCTTATATTAACTTTACTGGAACAGATATTGTATTGGTTGTTGTACCGCCAAATACAGATATATCCTTGCTTGGTGGTAATCCATGGGGTACTGAAGTTAACACAAATGAGGGAATTTACGGTGGAACCATGCTTACTGTCCCTCCATCAAACACAAACTATCCTGACTGGCATCCAAACCTTGCATTTATTAACCCAACATCTTGGATACATGAAATACATCACTCATCCCTAGACTTTGGAAGTATATATGATATGCAATATTGGGGTGGATATGGCGCAAATCCAATAGACATTAATGGATGGCATAAATGGATCAGTGGATTTTTCTTTGATTCTTCTATTCATTGTTTAGATAAGAATAAACAGTCAACCTTTGTTTTAACTCCATCAGTTGTACATGGAAACTACAAGAAGTTGTCAGTAATTCCAATATCATCTACAAAAGCAATCATCATTGAATCTATGAAGCAGGGTGGATACAATTATAAGATGCCAAAATCATCTGAAGGCGTTCTTATTTATGAAGTAGATGTTGCGGAAACAGATACATTAAAAGGAGAAAATATAATTTCAACTCCTGCAGGAATGTTGACAGAAAATTTACTTGGTGCTACACTTAAGGTTGGAGATTCAATCACTAAATATGGAATAACTATTACAATTATATCAAGTGGTAAATATGGTGATGTTGTAAAAGTTAACTAAGTTTAAACACCAGTAGCCAAGTTGGTTAAGGCCCCGAACTCATAATTCGGTTATCGTAGGTTCAAGTCCTACCTGGTGTACTAATGGGGATTAACTCAGATGGTAGAGTGCCGAACTGTTAATTCGGATGTCGCAGGATCGATGCCTGCATCCCCAGCAAGGCGAGTGTTGCATAATGGTAGTGCACCATCCTTCCAAGTTGGTTGTGCCAGTTCGATTCTGGTCACTCGCTCCAAGTCTCCATGGTCTAGGGGCCTAGGACTCCACCCTTTCACGGTGGCAACACGGGTTCGAATCCCGTTGGAGATACTTTACCTCTGTAGTTCAGTGGACAGAACGATGGACTTCTAAGCCA